ACAAACCTTTATTATACAGATGCACGTGCAGATGCCAGAGTAAACCTACAAACTGGCAGCAACCTAGATTTAAGCAGCAAAGATACAAATGATTTATCAGAAGGTTCAAATAACCTTTATTATACAGATGCTAGAGTAGAAGCAGTCAGTATAAATGAACTATCAGAAGACAGCTCACCACAACTGGGTGGAGATTTAGAACTGGACAACAACTTCATTCAGAATGATGGCAATGATGTATTGGAAGTGGACAATGGTGCACTTAAATTATATCATGATGGTGACCTACAAATCACAACAGGCCAATATGAAACAACATTTGAAAAGGATGTAGTATCAACTGGTGTATTTGTCACCAGTGAGGGATATGAAAGTAGAATCTTAAGATTCAATCCAGGATATCCTAATCCAAGTTTAACAGTGGGATCACAAGGTAGAAGTTTGGGTGATGATGAAGATGCAACTGGCATACTGGAAGATGAAGAGTATGAAATTATTTCTACAGGCACAACTGACTTTACAGACATGGGTGCAGATGACAACAACCCAGGCACAGTGTTTACTGCCAACAGAGATGGTGACACTGGAGATGGAACAGGCGTTGTAGCACTAAGTGACATAGACGCAACTGACATAGCCATGGACTTTACAATCTTCAAAGATGGTTTCTTTACAAGTAATAAAGTAGCCACACCAATGCAAATCAGCACCTACCACAATGGTGTAGATGACAACAGAGGTTATGTATGGCTTTCAAACACAGAAGTAGGTGATGATGAAGATGCAACCAACATAATTGAAGATACTGAATATGAAATCATCAGCAGTGGTGATACAGACTTTACTGACTTTGGCGCTGATGATAATAATCCAGGCACACGCTTTGTAGCAAACAGAGATGGTGATGGTGGAGATGGAACAGGCGTAGTTGCAGAAGTTACAAATGCATTTACCAGAGCAATTGAATTTAGAAATGATGGTGGAAGTATTGAAACACGCCTACAGGGTGATGTAAATGTTTTAGATCAGATAAGTCAACCATTGAAAATAGACATTGGTGATCAGAATAGAAACTTAGAAAACATTACTGTTATGGATCCAGGTAACAGAAACAACCATGACATGATATTGAATACAATTGATTTTGAAGACTATACGCCTACTGATGATACTGAATACAAACAAAACTTTAACTTCAAAGTTGAAGGTGATGAAATACCCAACAGTGGTAATTACCAGGTGGGTAGAATTGAAGTAGGTTATGTTCACAATGAACCACTAAAACATTATATAAGATTGAATATTGAAGATGAACAACAGGAAGGTCAGAACTATGTTGAGGTAAGCCCCAAACAGGTATTGGTAAACGCACCATTTCAGTTTGCAAAAATTAACAGTGGTAGTAGTGATCCTGGTTCACCAAATGAAGGTGATTACTTCTTCAATACATCCAGTAAGCAACTTAAACTGTATACAGGTTCAACACCAGCCTGGACAGACATAAGTGAAGATGGCCAACAGTTTTATGACAACACTGAAGATAGAATGTTGGTGAGAATAGACAGCACCTGGCGTAGCTTGAGCAGCTCAGTTGTGTAATGAGTGAGCCAGACAAAAAAGAAACCAGAGGTAGGCCTGCCCACAAGTTTAATGAAGTTGAACTAGAGCAGGTCAAACGTCTGGCTGAAATACAATGCACAGTCAAGGAGATAGCGCATGTGATGGGCTGTAGCACAGATACCATCAAGCGTAAATACATGGAAGATGTCCACACTGGACAAAGTGAAGGCAAAATAAAACTACGCAGGGCGCAGTGGAGAAATGCCATAGAAGAGAATAACACCACCATGCAAATATGGTTGGGCAAAAACATGTTAGGACAGAGTGATAATCCAATTGATGAAGACTCTAACCAGATATTACCTTGGAGTGACTAATGGAAGAGCTAAAGAAAACTGTAGCTGATAACACAGCTGACATATCAGAAATCAAACAAAGCATTGAAACAATAAAAAATAATCATTTACACCATATTGAAAAAGATATGCAGATACAAAGTTATGAGATATCAAGGTTAGTAAAGATTTATGAAAAGATGGACATGAGGTTATGGGCCATCTTAATTCTGCTAGTAAGCAGTGTAGTGATAGGAATGATAACAAATGGCTTATAAAAAGAAAAAAGGCAAAAAGAAGTAGTGCCACTGAGTGATGTTCAGAAGATTGTATCTGACAATCCTGCCAGATTTAAGGTAGTGGTTGCAGGAAGACGTTGGGGCAAAAGTTATCTGAGTATGAGTCAGATGGCAAAGTTTGCACGTTATCCCAACAAGAAGATCTTCTATGTTGCTCCCACATACAGACAGGCAAAACAGATTATCTGGGATGACCTAAAAGAGAAGATGATAGCCTGTAGATGGGCAAAGAAGATTAATGAAAGTGATTTAACTATTAGGTTGGTAAACAATTCAATCATACACCTGCGTAGTGCTGATAACCCTGATTCACTCAGAGGAATTTCCATAGACCACTTGATCATGGATGAGTGTGCCATGATTGATCACAAAACATGGACTGAAGTATTACGCCCAGCGTTGAGTGATAGAAAAGGCCATGCAATGTTTATCACAACACCCAAAGGCCACAACTGGGTGTATGACTTGTACCAACAAGCACACAACTTGGATGATTGGTTCCCATATCAATCTACCACACTGGCAGGTGGTATGGTATCAGAAGAAGAAATAGAAGCAGCCAAATCTGAATTGGATGACAAAAGTTTTAGACAGGAATATGAAGCAACGTTTGAAACTTATGCAGGTATGATATACTACAACTGGAGCCCAGAACTTAATGTACAAAGACGCCCAGTTGATGACATACCCAGGAATGAAATACTTCATGTTGCAATGGACTTTAATGTGACTCCTCTTGTTGCAGCAATCTGTAGAGTTACAGGAAATGAAATACACGTAATTGATGAAATTAAAATGGATGGTTCAAACACATATGAGATGGCAGATGAACTAAAACATAGATACCCAAACAATAGGTTGTGGGTTTACCCTGATGCCAGTGGACAGGCACGTAAGACTAGCAGTAATACCAGTGATCATAAT